AACCTTACAGATGTACCGTCCCACTCATGCTCAAGACCGACACCGTTTGCCAAAGCTTGCAGGTCATCCATCAACTGCGTGTGTAATGTATTTAACTCACTCACCGCACCGTCTTTTTGAGTACCAATAGCAGCAAAAGCTCCATCGTACTTATCAAAAACACTTCTTGCCTTAACAAGAAGCTCCTCTATAGCTATATTAAGCTCTTCAGTTGTTAACATCAATTACTCCTTTTTCTATAAGTTTGTCTGTTAGATCAAAATAGTTGGTTGCGTTTGCAACGACCGGTCTTAAAACATTCTCTTTGTGGTTCTGCAACTCAGCTGGAGTCACATACTCACTGTTTTTAAAAACTATCTCTCCAGGACTACCCTTGACAGATACTTTTACAACAAAAGTACCACCCACACCAGAGATTAAAACTATCTTTGGAGTTGGAGTGATACTCACAAGCTCATTGCTCTCACTTACAAGCCCAACTGCATAAGTATATTTTTGAAGATCATCCTCAAGAGGAAGAAGCAGCTCAAAAGTAAGCACTCCGTCATCATCAAAATATGCACTCTCTACAGTGCCGTGATAAAAAACATGCCCCTGAATATCAGCGTATGTTATTACCTCTGTATCGCCAAGAAGAGTGTCAAGGTTTGCATCTGTATAGTTTGTCGCACCTATAAGAACAAACTTAGTAACACTGTTTCTAAGCTCCGTGTTTAATATGCCTATCCCTTGCTGTGTAGGGACGGCGGTTAAATTCGCCATGTAATTCCTCCTATCGTGTTGATTTGTAAAGCACTCTCTCTAGCGATACTACAGCTTGCTTTCGCATCGAAGCGGTGAGTGCTGCCACTTCTCAACTGTAGGTCGCATAAACTACTCTTTGACAAAGAGCAGCTCTTTTGTGAGCCGTCTATAAAAGCAGCTCCACTTTGGAAGCCGATTTGACAGTCGCTTTTTTTACTTAAAGCAGTACCTCCCTTTGTCTCAGTCTTCCAGTTCATTGCAGTATCACACCCGATAAGACCTTTACTTTTAGGAAGCTCAACATAAAAACTCAAAAAGTGAGAACGCTCATTTTTAGCCATATTGATAAGCTCTCTGCACTTCTCAAACTTCTTAGCATCAAAAATCTGGTCAAGAGATGTCCCTATTGTTACCTTTGCATCAAAAGTATAAGGATCACCTCCGACATCAAACCACTCAACTATTTCAGCTTGAGAAAAAACAGACAACAAAGCTTTTTTAACGGCATACAAAGTGCCCTCGTATCTATGTATCTCAATAGCATTTTGAATAAGTGATCTTTGTTCGCTGGGGCTAAGACCTGAGATATCAACATCAAACATATGTGCAAGGTATGGAAGTATCTCTGCTCTTGCATCTTGTGGCAGGATTGTTATTCCGCTTATATCCGCAGTGGTTGATTTTTCAAAGATGTCATCAAAGACTTTTAAATGCTCTGACTCGTTACCAGGAAGCAAACTCATCTTAATACTCCTCGAAGCTCAGTGTCACTTCATTTATAGTGATAACATCTGCTTTGGTTGTCACAACATCAGCTCCTGGAGTATTGATAACAGCTTTATAAACTCCCTCAACATGACAAGACTTAACGATGTCAGACATAGTAAAGTTTTGATCTATCTTGAACCTTCTTTGAAAGTTTGAACGGATAGAGTTTTCAATAGCAGCTGCTTGAGCTAGATCAAAAACAGTTATAGCAGCACTGATATTTATAGTGATAATGTTTGCAGCCGATACATTAACCGTATCTGTAAGCGGTCTTACCTTTTCATGGCTCAAAACAGATAAAACTCTATCAATCATCACCTGGTCAACTCCGTCACTTGATGCAAGATACACATTAACTACACCAGGGCTTGGACTGTCAACGCTCACATCATCGACTCTCTCATCAGCACTCATTGCATGAAACTTGTAACTACCAACACTTCCTGCAGTAGAGAATCTTCTCAGTGATAAAAGATATCTCTCTACAAGCTCGTCATCACTCTCAGGCAAGCTTCCATGATTAAAAGGCTCAAGACTCTTTGCTTTAAGAACATAAGGCAAAGGAGAGGTTATGATCTCAGTCTTAGCCTCTGAGTACTCTATATTAAGATCAAGCTCAACCGTTCCGGTTATCTTTGTCTCTCCTGCAGGCACTGTTAAAGACTCTTTTAAACGCCCTTTAAACACCCCGTCTTCACTGCTTAAAATGATATTTGCTGGAATAACCACATCAGATGCAGCGGTTTTGCTAAGCTCAAACTCATAAGGTGCATAAGGGTTAGCTCCAGGAAGTCTCTCTATGTCTAAACCTGCTGCAAGATTATCAAGGTCGCTTCCCTTTGAGGTAGCAAGAAGCATCGCTTTTATAGACTCATTTATTCTTGCTCTTAAAAGCACCTCTTTATAAGTAAAACTCTCAATAAGAGGCATCCAATCATCAGACTCAAGAGGTTGCCATGTTGGAAATTTAGTCTTGATGCGATTTATGTTTTCCTCAAGCAGAACCTCATAATCTATCTGCTCTATGATTTGTGGTTGCGGCAATGCTTTAATATTCACCATCTATAGCTCCATGATCTTTAAAATGTAATCTGTAGTAAACCTTGTGGTCTTCCACTTTTAGTATCTCAACTCTTGAGAGCTTGACTCTTTTTTCCCATTTGTCTATTGCTTCAGCAGCAAACCTTATAAAGTCTAGCTTCCACTCCTCGTCCATTCTTTTATCAATAAGCTCAGGTAGCCTGCTTCCAAATTCAGGTCGCATAACCCTTGAGCCAAGAGGAGTACCCAAAATTCTCTTAATTGACTCTGCTACACCTATTTGATACAAAATAAACTCCTATTCAATCTGAAAGGTTGGATCACCTGCTATTTGCGTTGAACCACAATCAACCGGATCATTTATCTTTTGAGCAGACAAGCCATTGAGTATAAAATGGTTCTCCCCAGCCATTCCACCTGAGTGACAAGCTGGTCCACAGCAGTGAACCGTTGAAGATGCACCAAGAAAAGAAGCCGGAATTCCATTTATCAAAAAAGTTGGATCACCCTCAGCTATGTTGTGATCTCCCCAGCAGCCATGACCTGCAAGTGCATCACCTTTTCTTGTTATTGGTTTCATTTTGCCGTCCACTTAAAGTTTTTACCGGTAGCGATTATCTCAGCTCCAGCATCAAGAGTGATATTCCCACCTGCTTTGATAGTGATATCACCTACTGCATTAACAAAGAGCTGCTTGTTTTTTGTGTCATACAAAATCACTGTGCCATCTTCATACTCCAAAACCTCAGTCGTAGCGTTTGCAAGAACCGGCTCTTTGCAATCCTGGTTAAAAATACCTCTTAAGATGAAACCGTCATTGGTTTCGCCATAAGGAGATATAACAAGAACCTGCTCTCCAACTCTTTGCGGCTTGAAGTGTTTTGAGAATGTATTGCCAAACATCAGCACTGGCAAGAAGTCAGTCACTCTGTCAAGGACAGTCACTCTAGCTAGAGCCTGCTCCTCTTTAACCTCAGATATAACTCCTATCTGTGCAATGCTTCCAAGTCTTCTCATAAGTTCAGCATTCATTTATTCATCTCCACCATATATTGCTTGATATCTTCAGGAGGCAAGTGCTTCATAACCAAAAGTCTAAGCAGCTTTAGCTCTTCGCCTTGCTGAGAGACAATCTTTTTAAGCTCTTCAATCTCTTTTTGTTGGTTTCTGATTGTTACTTGCGAAGCATTTAGCAGCTTAACAGCAGGTATAATCAAAAACACAAGCAAGAAGTTTGCAAGAGGAATGTATGTCATTAGCGTTTCCATTATTTACTAGCTCCTTTGATTTTCTCTATACCTCTACTGCCAAAGTAAGCAACGATCATGGTTGTTAAGAATGTTTGTATCAAAGGAAGGTATGCTTCATTGATATGGAAGTCCCCAACATTTCCATCAAACAGCATTGCGATAGAAAAAATTACAAGCATATACACCAGCGACAAAGGTCTAACAAGACTTGAAACGAGATTCTTGTTATCAGAGACCCATCTTTTAGTCACCTCTTTTTCATAATCATTTGCCAAGCTTTGCAGCTCCAGCTCTTTTTGAGACCTGATCGCCTCAAGTTCATTTTTTAGTTTCTCTCTCTCTTCATCAGAAGTCACAAGCTTATCTATAGCATTCCCAACACTATCTATAACACTTCCAACCGAACCGCTAAAGAGGTTTTTAAACCAGCTCATTAAGCACCACCTTTTAAAAAACTTTTGCAGCAGTTTACGCAATAACCTTTTTTAAAATCTATTCTTATTTTTTATACAAATTCTTTTTTAAAGCCCTTGGCAAAAGCCCTTTATAAAAAAAATTGCTAAAAAAACTTTTATAGATTGTCGGCGTTAATAAATGTAAAAATGGCGGAAAAAATTTGGAAGTTGCATGGTTGATAAGTTTGAAACAGAGTTAAAAGACCATTTAAAAACTATAGGTGAGGTTCGTTCTTACCTTGGTGAGTTTGACAATCCCAAAGAGCTTGAAGCTTGTGTCAAGGGTGAGCCTATAGTTTTTATTGACTTTGATGGTGACGAGTATATTGATACTTACTCCAAAGAGTGCAGGTGGAACCTATATATTGTAGGTACAACATCCTCCAAGCACGAAACCTACAGAGAAAAGAGTAGGCATGAAATTATTGCTTTTATGGAAGCGATAGACAAAAGCTTGATTGATAGAAGCTTTACAAATAGCTCTCCTATTAAACTAATCGCTTCAAAGAAGATTTTTGACGGCATAACAGATCATGGTTATCTGAGTGTCTATGTAAGAAACTTCAAAGCGGTTCTTTATGAAGAGACTATCGACTTAATAGATGAGGAGGAGTTTTGAAAAATATACTTTGTAGAAAAGGTATCTTTCCTTTAAAGGACACCAAAAAGGGGGATAATGAAAATGAAGTTGTAATTGTTGTAGGAGTTGCAGGGGAGTGGCACGGTCATCCTAGCGGCTCTTTTAAAATAACCCTTGAAGACTTGAAACAAATCAAGGATAACTTTGATAACTCAAAGCAAGAGCTGATCGTGATTGACTATGAGCATCAAACGCTTTACGGAACTGAGGCACCTGCTGCTGGTTGGGTACATAAGCTAGAGATTGAGGGTGATAAGCTTATGGCATATCTGCAGTGGACGGAAAAAGCCGCCGAGTATATCAAAAAAGGTGAGTACAAATATGTATCTCCAGTGTATGTGTTTGAGACTTATGACAAAGAGACAAACGCATATTCAGGCATAACGCTTCACTCCGTAGCTCTAACAAACACGCCGTTTCTCGATGAGCTAGGTGAAGTATATGCCAACAAAAAAACCCAAAAGGAGGAAAACATGGGAAAAGAGACTGAAAACAATCAACCTGGTAAGCAAGAGCAAACTACACAAACTCCTGCAACAACTGAAAATAATTCCGCTCATGAGCAAAACCCTGGAACTGCTCAGGAGGAGCAAAGCACAGCTTCTACGCAAAACAATGAAGCAAGTGAGGTTGAAAAGCTAAAAGAGCAGCTTGCTGAGACAAAAGTTGATGCAGCTATTGCGGCAAACAAAATCACTGGGGATCAAAGATCGTGGGCTATCAAATACTGTAAAGCCGACTTAGAAGGTTTTGAGGAGTTCTTGAAGTTTCAAAAAGAGCCAAGACAAGCTCCAAGAAACAACATGTATCCAAACAAAAGCGAGCCAGGTGGAAGCGACAACGGTTTTGATGTCGTAAAAATGGCTTTAAACTAAATTAAGGAGAGAAGATGTTAGTAAAACTTGGTAACAGATATGATGATGTTGTAGCAAACAGTGTCATCGCAGTAAACGGGACGGTTATCGTTCCAGTTGGTGTCGAGAGTTTAGAGATTGGTACTTTGCTAACAAGCATAGACGGTGGTCTAACTTGGGATATCTTGCAAGAAGATCAATGGGAGGCTGGAGAGTTTGCAACGGGTGAAACTGTTTATCACCTAGGGCATATCTGGGAAAGCAAGGCTGATGCAAACACAGTAGAGCCAGGAACGGACGACACAAAGTGGACGGACAAAGGTCTATGGAATGCAAACGGTGTTTTAGTTGACAGACTTGAAACAACGGGTGCATCAGCAGTGCTTGTATGCGGTACAGTAGTTGAGTCAAACCTTATCGGGTTCGAGGATGCTCTAAGAGCCAAATTGTTCGACAACAAAATCATCACTAAATAAGGGAGTAGAAAATGAATGAAAATGAGATCTTAAAACTGTTTACAGTTGCAGCGATGATGGAGATCATCGACCAATCAAAAACGGCACCATCGTTCGCTTTTGATAAATACTTTACATCAAGAAAAGGTGTAATGGGTACATCAGTGAATATTCCTATCAAGAAAGGTGCAGGAATTATCCTAGAAAGTGTATCTCCAAACGCAGAGCACTTAATCCAGGAGGATAGTGACAAGTATATCTTGACTGTTTCTTTGCCAAGGTTCCCGCTAGAGTCTATCATCAGTGCATCTGATCTAAACGAGCTTAAAGCTCTTGATGGAAAAGAGGACAAAGTCCAAGCACTATCACAAATGATCGGTGAGAAATTAAAAGAGCATAAAGACTCATTTATGACTACTATTGAGTATATGAGTATCGGTGCTCTTTTTGGAAAAGTTATGGACGGAAAAGGGAACACTCTGTTTGAGTTCTCAAGCGGTGCTGCT